TCCAGGGTACGGATGAACCCTTTACCACGCCGAAGGTCAGCAATTTCCTTGTCCAGACGGTTCATCCGGGCGTCTTGCTCGTCATTACGGTTCTTCTCAACCGCCATGGAGACCAGCACTTTGCTCAATTCTTTCAAGTCACTCTGAATCATCGCTACATCCCCCCGCAACCGTTGAAGGTCGTACCGGGTGGCAGCGTAGAAGACACCCACGGCGAAAATGAAGCCGAACAGCATCTTGAGATCAACAGGAAAACCTTCCAACACAGGGTCACTTCGCCGGCACTACTGAAGCGTTCGCCGGATCGGCTGCAAGCTGCTTCACAGCTTCCGGCGCAGCATCGCTGACATGCGCCGTGACCCCAGGGATCGCCGCAGCCTTGGCGACAGTCGCCGCCTGCGTATTGCTGATCAGCGCCCAAATGAATGGGGCCGCCGCGATCAACGCGCCTGAAATCAATGCCCATGACGAAGCACTCACGACACCCGCGGTCGCTAGGGTGGACCCCAACGTTGTCAGTGCCCAGCGCAGGACTGCCATCCCCTGCTCTTGATTAATGATCATCACACGATCTCCGTCAGCTGCTTTGCATGTTTCAATGCAAACTCGATCCGTTCTTTCTGATCCTGCCGTGAGTAGCGCTGCAGCGCATACGCGTCCAGCACGTCGTTCAGTTTCTTGTCGCGGATCGCCTGGATGCAAGCTGCTGTCGTGATGACCCCGATATGCCCATCAGGCTCGACGCTCAATGCACGCTGCAGCGCCTTGATCGCATTGAGCACCCCGTGACACACGGCACTGTCGAAGAAGAAGTAGTCCAGCCCTGAAGGCAGCGTCGGGCACCAAGGCATCCAATAGGACAGTCGGTAGATCGTCTCGATCTCTTGGTTCAAAGCGTCTTCTAGCTTCTTCAACTCGGGATCGAAGTGAACGAAGCGGAAAGCATTGTGCTCAGCAAGCGTGAGCGAACTGCCCTTCTCTGCTTCCATGACCCATCGGATAGAACGGGACCAGTTAAATTCCACGGCTTACCTCGTAGCAGTCGTGAAAACGCACGTAGTCGCCAGGGTCAACGTCGGCGGCGCTGTCGAAGAACAGGCTAGATAAAGCCCATTTTGAAACAGGATCGGCGACTGATCGAAGATGTAAGTCTTGGTACCTGTCCCTACATTTGGAGCCAGAATTGCAGTCACTGAACCGTTAACAGGCGCTGTCGTGGTATCAACAACAAAGACCCAGCTAGGGGCCGTTGTTGTGGCTTCTAAAAACCACAGCTGACCACCCGTTGTCTTTTGCTGACACGTCTGCACAAGTGCAGCCATGCAGCTGTTGTTGTAACCGAGCGGGCTCTGTGCGTGAGAGGGAGAAAGGAACGCGAGCGCGAGAAAAATACCGGCTAAAGCCTTGCGCATGTTCTCATCTCCTGGGCGCTACATCAGGCCCTTGTAAGCGATCTTGATGAATTGCGCCAGGGGGGTTCTGCCCACCACGTGCCTGCCCCGGCTGCGCCCCCGGTCGCGGCGTACCGGCAACCCCCGGCCCAGCACCGCCCGGTCCACCCGGTGCACCCTGCATCATTGGAGCCGCACCCTGCGCTTCCATCATGAGCTTCTTGTTCATCTGCTCGCGGTGGAAATACATATGGGTCTGGATCGATCCCGTGGGGTCTCCAGTCTCCTGCACTGCACGCAGGTGCTCTTCCAAGTGCTCTTTGTCGTCGTCAAGCTCATGCGTCGGAAGCGCAAAGCCCTGCGCCATAATGCGGTTCTCCATCTCGGCAGGCACCGAGAGCTTATCCTTAACGTTCTCGAATATCTGCGCCGCTAGCCGGGCACCAAATGCGTTTTCAAGAAGGTTCTGCACCATCGGAACGAGGTTCAACTTGTAGCCCGGCATCATCTGCGGAGGGATACCCTTGACCACGTTCACCGCCGCAATCTGTTGCTGCAGCATCTGCGCCGATTTCGCAGCGTCGACCCCCCACCAGCGGAATTCATAGCGCTTGTTCGACGCCAGCGGCGGCACGTCGACCATGGCGAGCTTCAAGCCCAGCTCCCCGAACTGACGAATGGTGATGTCCTTGTCCCTGAACTGATGATCAAGATCAACGAACCAGCGCAGCAGTGGTGTCCCTAGCTCGTCCTCGGCATTCGTCACTGCGTCCGCAGTGTTGAGCATGTCGGCTTGCTGCTCAGCTGCAATTTCAGCTTGGTTGCGCTTGTTCTTGCCGCCCGTCGACTGCGGCATCATTGCCGGCGTAACTGACAGCGCCTGAAAAATCTGCTGCTTGCACCACTCCACCATCGCCAGCGCATCCTTCGCCAGCTGTGGAAATTGCGCAAACTTCGTATCATTCGGATTGGTCTCCCAAATCGCTGCGAGATTGAGAACCATCGATCCCACACGAGGGTTCTTGCTGGGGTCCGTCATCACGATCGGCATCAGCGAGTAGGCTGAACTGTCCCAACCCTCGTTGCACGCATCGTTCGCCGCGTACTGCAGATCGGCGACATCCTTGACCTGGGACACCCCTTTGAACACGCCAGGAAGCTTCTCAATCGCCGCCGACAGCACGGGCACCTTGTCACACCAGTAGGGGCATCGCTTGCACGACAGGATCAACTCTTTCTCACCGCCGGCATAGTAGACGCGACACAGCCGCTTCTCGCCCTTCTTCTTCAGAAGCGTCCAGACTTCATAGCCTATGAGAACCTTGACGCCGTCCTGCAGCTGGATGCCCGCAGCGTCGGCGTGCTTCTTAGTCACATCGGGAGAATTCGGATCGTCGGTCTGCGTGCGCATCTGCTCGATAATCGCTTCGCCCGCTTCCTCGTCGATCTCTTCGTCCTCGATCATCTGCTTGAGTTTTTCCTTTGTCCACCGTCGTATGAGCGCAGAGCCACCGCCCTGCGCAAGCGCATGCTCGATGGTGTTGGACGTGGCAGGAAAAACCAGAACATCAGCATCAGATAACACTTCCACGATCGGCATCTGATGATAGGTCGTCTCTTCGACAACATCATAGTCCTCGCTCTCGATGGTTGGGCCGTCATCGTCGATCGAGGTTGCCTCGTCGATCTCGTAGCCGGCCGGTTTCTTGTAGGCGATGTGGCGTTCGATGTCGCCCCAGGTGACATAGAGATTGTACTGCCCCTCGACGTCGCCCGCGATCAGCATCGCCGGGAAAATCTGCGTGCGCAGCTTGGTCTTGCGGATGTAGTATTCGAGCAGGGACATCAAGTCCCAGGGCTTGTCGTCAGACGTGATGCAATCGACGTTGCGCCCGGACCGCGGAAACATCTGATTGACGAACCGCGTCTTGCGCGCCCGGACGGCTTCCTTGACGATCGGCACATAAATCTGCGAGTTGCCGGCGTATGCCTGCCGTCCCCCCAGCTGACAGTTGTAAACGTCCCACCAGTCCAGCTGGTCGTTACCCCGCTCCCACTGTCCGCGGAAGCCGGCACTGACCGTCTTCATCAAGTCCAGAACTTGCTCTTTGATGTCGTCGTCGTGGCAAAGCTCGTCGTCGCGGTCGCCCCACGCAGAGCCTTCTTTTTCAGCCTTTTCCTTGGGGTCGTTGTCAGTATCTGTCTTAGGCTTTTTTGCCATGATGCTGTGCCCGCGCCGACAAATAGCGCCGGCCGCTTGGGTCCATAGCATAATTACCCGCTGTTTCGCCAGCCCCCGTACCGGCTACCACCGCCATCAGGCTTTCAAGCCCTTCCGCAAGCACCTTGTAAGGCCCCTCGTCCGCGATCTCAGAGACCACTTTCCCCGTCGTTACAGAACGGGAATAGCCACCCGCCAGCGCGTTAAGAGTCCATCGGGCACGGGTTGACACGAGAAGCGCAGGAAGATCACCGTTGGTTCGATCGACAGCACTTCGCAACTCATCCCGGCCGGCAGTGAGACTTCCCCCTTGGCCAAGCGAGACCCGAGATCGGCGAGCAGCGACTTGTAAGCCGATGTTGTCAATTCCTCTAAAGTGAGACGGGGGGGCATAGGCATTTATCTCATCTCCACCCGCTGCCAGACGCACTCCAGCCAGGATGTGGGGCAGGACACTGCCGGGATCACCCTCTTCCAGCCAGTCGCGGAGTACAACAGTGCACCCCCTTCGTTGCTGAAGCAGTATGCATGAACAATATTGTCGAGATGCGTTGATCGCGAGATGAACAGCTGATCCACGAAAGAAAGGCGGATCGTCTTCGACATTCTTGAAGCCAAAATTCTCGTAGATCGGCAAACCGGGCCGCATCTTCAAGGCGTAAGCCAGCGCATTCGGAACGTCAATCCTGCCAGTGGGAAATGAGAGCAGCTGTTCGCGGAGCACCGGCAGGTCTTTTGCAAACTCCACTTGGCCGCTCATAAAGTAGGGCTGCAGCGAGCGGATGAATGCAATCTTTCCGACAGGGGCAGGTTCGGCGCGCACAGGGATAATAGTGCGGCGTTTGACCATCTCCGATCGTAATGGCTGCATCAGGAATTCTTCGAGCCCTTCTTTCTCCACACCAATCACGATAGGCGAGTAGGTCTCTGCCACTTGGAAAATATCGGTCAAAATCTGGTCTGGCATCCAGTGCTGCCCGTCCGCTTCCCATACCACCAACCGCTGCCCTATCCATGAGAACACCACCTTGCCTGTGTGTGCCGCCGTCGCCTTGACCGACCGCGCCGGATCATACATCACGAAAGTCGGCTCCCAGGTCCGCACCCGTGCAACGATCTTGAAGTGCTCGGCCTTGAACGTGCGGGCAGACGGGTCGATCGCTTCCACCATGTATTCCTGCTGGTACTCGTTCAGCTTGCCTTGGGCGCGATACTCCGCGCAGGTACGGTCAATGTGCTCCAGTGAAAAGCGAGAGGGCCAAGTCGCCTTGCGCTCTCCTGTAGCTCGATCAATGTGCTCCCACGGGTAACGGCGAACAACCCAATGCCCCGATTTCTCCAATCGAACAGCCAGACAATCCGGATCGAGAAGATTTGCAAGCATACGAACCTTAGCGTCAGGGGTAAGTGCAGGCAGGAGGGTACGCAATAGCCATAGGTGGGCTTTCTCCCGACCTTCAGGAGTTGCAACGCTCTCTTCGTCTTCAAGATCATCGATCAATACCCCGTCAGGGCGAGCGTCGTTGTGCTTGACGCCGCGAAGCGACTGCCCGCGGCCGAACGCCTGGATCACACAGCCGTTGGTTAACTCAATCTTGTCCTCGTTCCACGTCGGCCCATGCTGGTTGCCGAACAGGAACGTCAGGTCTTCGTTGAAGTCGAACTCGTGCTTGATTGCAGCAAGGCGTTCCGCCGCCCGAGTGAAGCTTTCACCAATGATGATGAAGTTGCGAAAGAGGCCGAAGCTGCAGGCGAGGGTGATGTACTCTTCGGCGATTGTCGACTTCGCTGCACCCCGGAATGCAATTTCAATGAGCCGGCGTTCCGAGGACCAGAGATCATCAATGATCTCCCAATGAAATTCGGGAGTGGCGTCGGGATGACGGTGCTTGAACAGGAACTGGTGCGCGAGGCGGTGGCCGCCCTTCTCACTGGTCCGGTCACCAAACTTGGCAACCATCGCCTCGCGTGGCGAGAGCTTGGGTTCAGTCACCCGTATCGCCCCGCCGCTTCGCCACGCCCGGCTTAGGGCTGCCGAAGCGTTTCATCATCTTGTTGGACCGCGGCATCGTCTTCGACGCCGTCGTACCCTGTGGTTGTTTCTTGGGCTTGGCGCGCCCCATTCCTCTGGCCATGGTGCTACCTCTTGGCGCGACCTTCCTTACGCTTCTCGGACAGGCCGATCGCGATAGCCTGCTTGCGAGACTTGACCTTCGGCCCGGTCTTGGAGCCGGAGCGCAGCGTGCCACGCTTGTACTCTCCCATGACCTTGTGGACCTTGTCCTGCGATTTCTTGGCCATCAGTCCGCCCTTCCTGCCACCTGTGGCTTGACCAGCTGGTTCTCGATCAGCTTCTTCTGCGCGTCGGCTTGCGTGATGTCTTCGCCGCGTGCGATGGCTTCGTCCCGCGCCTGCTTATTGAGATGCGCCGGGGCAAGCGGATTGTGTTGATAAGGCTCGCTCATGTGTAAATCCCCTTGACCGAGGCATGCCAGAACCCGCCGGCCGACCCTGCATCCTTCCACGCATCGAACACATAGCGCGGCATCGCCGCGGTGGTGTAGGTAGCACGGCTGCGGGCGAAGGTCACGTCAACCTCGGACGACTGGTCATTATCGTCGCCCTTCCACTCGATGGACGTGATCGCTTCGCTGTTGAAATAGTGGCGCTCGGACATGCAGGCATGATATGTTACAGCTGTCAACGTTGTCAACAGGAGACCAGTCTAATGCCAGCCTTGATCAAACCGCAAGAACTGCACGACCCCCACACCGGGGTGCACGTCGCGATCGGGAAGCATCCAAACGGGGGATCATCGTGGGTCCGCATCACCAACCCCCACCACGCGTGCGGGGCGCAGCGCGTGTCCACGATCTACTTCAACGAAGCCGGCGACGTCGTGAAGATACATCCCCACAATGAATTCACGCGCGCAACCGAAGCGCTGGAAACGATGGAAGCACAAGACGCCCGCGAGATCACTGAAGCCGCGTCGGAAGCCAAGCAGGCAGAGTTTGAAAGTGCCGAAAATAGCACGGACGTCAACGACCCTTTATCACCGTAAGGCCCGGTGGATTGGAGATGCCGGACATTGCACGGTCGCGTGTCATGTTTGACACCCGGCATTAAATGTGACAACAGTGTGTCGCCCCTTCCCAATGCAGGAGGAGGGGGCTTTCCTCCCTAGGAAATAACTTGGCCCCCCGGAACGCCTCGCGGCTCGCAACTCCAGGGGGCTTTTTTATTTCAGACTAATTGGAAACGTCGACACAGACGGCCAGCTGGTTGATCAAGCTGCCGTCAGTCTTCGTCGTCTGATCATTCTGGATCGCGGCGGTCGCGGCGGTCGCGCACGCCGTCTGCGTGGTGAACCCGCCACGCAGCTGAGA